CGCCGAAGACCGTATCTTTACGCTTGTTGATCTTGAGCTATTTCGTAAAAACGCCGCTGCCCAGCTTACTATTGGTGATCCTTACTTAAACGTACCGCTAGATTATTTAGCGCCGTTTTCTTTGCAAATCACCACAGCAAACTATCAAGAGTTTTTGGAATTTAAAGACGTTAACTTTGTTCAAAGATACTCAATCGATTATGGTGCAACCGCGACGCCAAAGTATTACTCTATTTTTGATGTGGACAACTTTATTCTTGGACCAACACCAAACTTAACGTATGACGTAGAACTACACTATTACTATCGCCCAGCCAGTCTTACCGCAGGGGCGGGTTCTGGCACAACTTGGCTCAGTGAAAACGCCCCGAATGCTCTTCTTTACGGTTCGCTTGTTGAAGCGTATACTTACATGAAAGGTGAGCAGGACATGTTGCAGTTGTATGAGCAGCGGTTCGCGCAAGAAGTACAACGCTTAAAGGATTTGGCTGAAGCTAGAGAGAATAGCGATGCCTACAGGAGAGGTCTACCTGATAGGCCACGCACATAAACAGGAGTAAAAGACGATGGCAACATCAAACGCAGCAACCACCTATCTAGAAAGGCGCGTTATTGACTACTTGTTCAAGAACGACTCTCTTTCTTTTGCTACGCCGGGAAACAGTATTTATGTCGGCCTAGCCACCGCAGTAACATCTGCGGAAAACGGCAATATCACTGAGGTCCAAGTGGACACAGATGATGCCAACTATACTCGTCAGCAAGTAACGGCGGCTAATTGGAAGCAGTCTGTTACCACCATTGCGGTAAACTTTGCTCAAGGCGACACAGAGTTAATTCTCACAGACGCAGAGGCATTTCCTGCAAGTGGATCAGTAACTATTGATGACGAGATTGTCACATATACCGGCAAAGACGGAACTGCCACGGCGGACGTAAATGGCGCGGTTAGCTCTTCTACTAGCGTAGCAGTTGATGGCAACAGCGGCACAATTACTGTTGGTATGGTTGTCACTGGTACAGGTATTACTGGCACGGTTCGTGTAGCCACGGTGACTAGCCAGAATGCCATTGTTTTGGACACGGCAGTTACCCTGTCCGATGATGTGGCGCTTAACTTTGATGGCACAAATACGCTAACAGGTTGTACACGCGGCGCGTCAAGCACGACAGATTACGCTCACGCCGCAAGCGACACTGTGGTTTGTGACGCCCAGAGGGTTATCAACGATAACAACATTGAGTATCCGGCGGCGGCAGGAACAGCGTCATCTTACACAGTGACTCACGCATTTGTATCTGATGCAAACATCGCAACAGCTAGTGTTAACGGCGCTGTTTCAGCATCGACCTCCGTAACTCTGGACGGTAACTCAGGAACAGTTTCGGTTGGTGACATTGTTACAGGAACAGGTATTACTGGTGCCACAAGCGGCGTTGTACGGGTGGCTACAGTAACATCACAAACCAGCATCGTCTTGGACACAGCGGTGACTTTGGCTGATGATGCGGTGCTTACCTTTGACGGTTCAAACATCTTGTTTGTGGGTGCGCTGGATGCAAGTAAGACACTTGCAGTTGGCGACATCTTCCGTATTAACGCAGGGAACCTGTCAGTCGAGTTGAAGTAATGGCCTTTGTAGTCAAGGATCGTGTAAAAGAAACCACAACCACAACAGGCACTGGCACGTTAACTCTTGCCGGTGCCTTAACTGGGTTTGATGCGTTTTCTGAAATTGGTGACGGCAATAATACATATTATGCCTGCACTGATGGCACGAACTTTGAGGTTGGTATTGGCACATACACTTTGTCCGGCACAACCCTGTCACGAGACACAATTTTTGAAAGCAGCAGCACAAAGATCACCGCAGACGTTAATGGCGCTGTAACTAATTCCACCTCTGTTACGGTGGACAATGTGCAAAGTGGCACATTAACTGTTGGTCAGCGTGTGCGTGGCACGGGAATATCTGGCGTTGTTACTATTGCTACAGTAAACAGCCAGACAAGCATTGTACTGGATACTGCCGTAACACTAGCAGACGACACGGCGCTGACGATTGGCGATGAGAAGATAAACTGGACAGCAGGAACCCGTACAATCTTTTGTACAATGCCGTCAGAGAAGATGATATTTAACGATGCAACCGGCGTTCCCGTGAACTTCACAGATAACTCGCTGGCATTTGCGATAGCATTGGGATAAGGAAAAATGGCAAACGCATTTAAGACATTTACAGACACGGGCGTAGGCACGAGTCCCGCTACCATTTATACCTGCCCCGCTGCTACCGAAACAACGATCATTGGCCTGAATGTAGCGAACATTTTGACGGTATCAATCACGGTAGATGTGCAATTAGAAAACAACGATGGCGATAATGTGTACATTGTAAAGAATGCCATTGTTCCAGTTGGCTCTAGTTTGGTTGCCTGTGGTGGCGACCAGAAAATCGTAATGAATGCCTCAGACATATTAAAGGTGACAGCAAGTCAGGCGTCAGCCGCTGATGTGGCTATGTCAGTTCTGGAGATCACCTGATGCCGACTAGTGACATTAAAAAGGGTCCGCTCTACGTTGACAGCACGAATAACCGAGTTGGCGTGGGGACGACTTCGCCTAGTGCAAAGCTGCATTTAGGCGGCACTGCACCGTTAGACAGTATTATACGTCAAGACAGTACAGTATCAGGAACAAACTGGGAAATTGGAGAACGTGCGGCTGGTAAGTGGCAAATCTTTGAAGATGACAATGATACTGTTGTAGCCACTTTTCAAAGCAGCGGCAACGTGGGCATTGGGACGAGTTCGCCTTCAAGCTTTTATTCTGGTGCAAATAATTTTGTTGTTGGTAGCGGCAGTGGTGCTAACGGTATGTCTATCTTTTCTGGCACTACAGATGCTGGAAGACTATACTTTGCTGATGGCACGTCTGGTGCGGCAAGGTACGCTGGTTATGTAGAATACGGACACAGTGACAACAAAATGTTGTTTGGTACAAATGGCTTAACGCAAGCGGTCATCGACAGCAGCGGCAGAGTGGGCATTGGGACGACTTCGCCAACAGGCAACGCAAACGGAAGTGCTTTAGTTTTAGAGGTACATAGTTCTGGCGCAAATCCACCAGAGATTTTGGCAGGAGGTCAAAACGCAGAGATTTCTATAGCAGGGGGTAGTGCTGCAAGTTATCTATGGAGTACCGGCGCATACCCTTTAATTATGGCAACTAATGCTACAGAACGTATGCGCATCGACAGCAGCGGCAACTTGTTATTAGGTACTACGAGTGCAATTTCTAGTGGTTTATATTCTTCTTCATTCTATGGAGCAACACAAAATGGAATTGTATTGAAAACAACGCTTTCAAGTAACGGCACAGATTTTATTCGTTTCATAAATTCGTCTGGTTCAGTTATTGGAGAAATAGAACAAAACAGCGCAAGCACTGTCGCCTATTTAACCTCATCCGACTATCGCCTAAAGACCGCAGTCAATTACGATTGGGATGCCACCACACGCCTAAAGCAGTTACGTCCTGCACGGTTTGAGTGGATTGCTGATGGCGATGACGCTGTTCCTGTCGATGGCTTCTTAGCACACGAGGTTCAGAGTGTCGTGCCAGAGGCTATCAGCGGCACACACAATGAGGTGGATGACGATGGCAACCCTGTGTATCAGGGCATTGACCAGTCTAAATTAACCCCATTGCTTACCAAGGCACTAATTGAGGCGGTTGAAAAGATTGAACAGCTAGAGACCCGCCTAGCAGCGTTGGAGGCTAACTGATGGCATATATCGGACCGAAGCCCTCACAGACATTAGCAACGCCAACGAGTCAGTATTTTAACGGCACTGGTTCGCAGACCGTGTTTACGCTTAACCGCGCCGTAAACGTGTCTGAAGACCTAGAGGTGTTTGTTAACAACATTCAGCAGGAGCCGGGTGTTGGCAAGTCGTACACAGCGACAGGAACAACCCTGACATTTGATGGAGCGCCCTCATCTGGTACGGCTAATGTGTATGTGGTTTATCGTGGATTGGCAGAGGTTACAACACGGCTAGAGCATGATCCTAACGCCGCGCTCGCCGCTACAACAGGGACGTTTAGTGGCAACGTGGATGTAACTGGCACTGTGACGGCTGATGGGCTGACTGTGGCATCTGCTTTAGCACCTGTTACAATAAACAGAACAGGGGCTGGAAATGCAAATATTTATTTGCAAAACGATGGAAGTGATGGCGGCTTAATCGGAACAGACGGTAGCGGAGACACCATATTTTTTAACAATAGTGGTGTAGAAAAAGTACGCATCGACAGCAGCGGTAACGTGGGCATTGGGACTTCGCCATCTGATTTTCTTCATATTAAAAGTGTGGCTGCAACAAACGTACTCATAGATGCACCAACAGATAATGCTAGTTTAACTTTGCAATGTGGTTCTTCAGATGCTGGCGCAGAGGGTGCTTTTGTACAATTTATACAAAACACAACTCCTAAGTGGCAGTTGGGTATGAACACCGACAACACGTTTCGGTTGTATAATTACAATACATTGTCAGAAGCAATGCAAATCAACACCACCGGTG